CCGGGTGCTGCAGTAGGTCCCTAACTTTGTCCTTGTTGGGGTCCTTGGGGTCCCCTGACATTGTGCCAAGGTCCCAAGTCATTGCTTCGGGACTGGTCTCAATCTCGGGATGGGTTGCTATGCCTGTCTGCAGGATGTGCGCCGTCTCCTGCGTACGCTTTAGCGGTGCCGCGTATATGCAGGTGATAGGCACGTGCTTCAGATAGTCCAAGGTTTCTACAACGCCTTGATTACCTTCGCTGGATAGAGGAAGGTCAAGCCAACCATCACTGCGGCGAAGGTCATCGAGTGCTGTTGCGCCGTGACGCATCACATATACCATCTGCTTCTGCGCTACAGTCACGCCATTCAATATGTCGGAAGAACTAAACATAGGCAACCATCCTTCCAGTGAGTGGGTCACGAGTGTTCAGGTACTTACGCATCTTTGGAGAGACACCATTATGCTTCTTGGCTTCACTTATCCTCTGGGCTTTCTCAGGAGAACAGGCTGGCATGGTTCTACCAAGTTCCCAACCTCGTGATGCGTGAGCAGACTGCTCTGCGGACTTTGCTTTCAGCGTTGCGGAAATCTTGGCACGAGTCTCTGGAGATTTGCTGTAGGAGCCTCCATCACCACCTGCCGAGATGTTGTAACCGTTAGGTGTCTGAGTATTGAACTCAGAGATAAACAGTTGCTCTGCTAGAGAAGTAATCTCGGCATCATCGAAGCGACCTATTTGCTCAAATGAAAATGACTCTGGTCCGTATTTTCTAATGGCTGCACCTAGGATTGGACTACACTTACCGTTGTTCTTCTTGGAGTAGTACAGGTGGTGGGTTTTGCGAGTGGATAGTTTGCCACTCGTCTTCCCAATGTAGAGTTTCCCGTTGACCAGATTGGTCACTTTGTAGATGAGCATATCCACTCCCATGCGGCATAACCCCACACCAACCACCTATCGTGTAGCCGCAAAGGATTGGGTACTCTGTAAGTTGTTGATTCTAAAAGGCTCCACCCCCACAAATACGGCGAGTCAGACATGAGGGATTCCTCAGGCTGGACATTAACGTCGGTTTGTTCCGCGTCATCCACAGACTGTGTCTTCATAATCGCGGCTTGCAATTTCTTGTACTCATTCTCAGCCATAGGGGAATTCAAGTACCGGTACATTCGATAGATGAAACCTTGCCGCACAACTGCTGCGAAATTGTCGGGGAACGGTGACATGGTCTGGGTCAGAGATGTAATCAGAGGTGCCTTGGCTTGATACACGACATCAATCGCAAAGGTTGTCCACGAGGGTACCCAGTGCAATCGAAATGAGAGCACGCCTGTGCCGAGGTCAGTCATCATCGCTACTCGTTCGGGTATAGATACACGACTTACGCGGGGCAACTCACGTTTGTAGGACATAGGGTACTGATTGGGCGGTGAACTGTTGTTGTTCACTTCCTGCATAGACGCGCTGGTGCCATAGCCCCAGTTGAATATGCCGGGTGCACCTAGGACATCCCCGTTGGATTGCCCAGCCTGTGCTGCCCACATGACCGTGAGAGCCGTTATGGTTGTAACTGTGCCAACGGGATTGTTCCATTGGCTGAATGTTCCGTTGTCGGTAAATGTTGAGTTGTAGTTGGCTGCAATGGCTGCGTTGCCTGCCGCTGCGGTGATGTTGTGGCCATACAGGACAGTCCCAACGCTGAACCTGTGCGGTTCTAAGAAGGTCGCTGTTACTACTCCAGCCGTAACGGTGATAGCTGCGGCAGTTGCAAGTCCGACTGACCAACCCATAGACTGCTGGTTGACAGTGGATGGTGTAGGAGAGACAGAGATGCAGAATAACTGTGCCCCAGCAAATAGGTAATCCTGCTTGTTGGGAATAGTCATGAAGAACGGCAACGTATTACGATTGAATTTCCAGTCGTTTGGGTCCGAGATAAGGTCAGAGAGCACATCATTTGCGATACTAAGGCCCGGCTCGTTCTGAAATCCCCCTACATTACTCAAAGGCAACAGGTCGCCCTGCGTAGAGCAGAAGTTGAGGAATGACTGAATAGTCAAGGTAGAATTTGGGTTGGGCATTGTGGTCCTTTGGAGTAAAACGGGAAGGCTCCCGACACTACCTATCCCGACTGCGGCTATGCAAAGGAATCACCTTTGTCGGGCACAGTACAAAAACTTAGTCTAAGATGTCACCTTTGCTATTTGTGGTCTGGAATAGTTGGTTGAACAAAGCTGTGTCATAGATGGCAGTGTCACCTCTACGATTCTGCATTGGCTTACCTGGGCGAATGATGCACTGTCGTTTTTGACAGATAAGGTAACCGGGACCAACGGGCTCCTGCACGTGTACTAAGTGGGTCGTTCCGTCTTTGTGCTTGTGGTTGCAGATAAGCTGCGCCTGCTTCTTACCGGCAATAGTCTGCAGCACTTCTTGGGCGGTGCGCTTGCGCCCTTCATTCTTGGCCAACTCTTCCCTAGCCTCTCGGTCTAGTGTTTTCTGCTCCAACATGGTTGGTGCTTTGATTGCTTTGATGACTTCTGCAAGGGATTCAGCGTTCTGCTTGGCCTGTGCCGCCATCATTTCCTTCACTACTTCTACGGATAGTACTTGTGATTCAGACATAATTATATGCTCCTGTACTGTTGCATTTCTTCGTTCCAAAATGTAGACCGTTTATCAAACTTAGGGTCACCGAACTCCTTTACAGCTTGAGCGTAGGTGATAACACCTGACTGAATCATTTTCATCAGCACTGTGCGCCACCCGCGCCGTTCGCGGACAGCTACTTGCGTGTTGTCGGTGAGTACGTGTCCCCATTCAGACATCTCGTGCTGTTGGAATCCACCAATGTACTTGTGGTCTAGGAAGAAGACTCCATTTGGTGGTGTCATAGCTACGGGGTCTGCTGTTTCCTCTGGTGAGTATTCATCAGGGCGCTTGCGAAGGTACAGTGCAACGGCTTTTACACCTTTGTCATCTGTTAGACCATCCTTCACTTGAATGCCGGGATTTAACTTCTGTAGACGATGCAGAAGGTCAGTCCAATTGAGTCGTGGGCCCTCGGAACGTTCTTGGTCTGCAAGTTCATCTTGGTGCCACAGCCGTTTCTTGGACTCCTGAGCAAGGAGTTCCTCTCGCAACCTAATCACAGATTCCTCTGGGTTCAAATGCTTATCTCCCAGCATCTCCTTGCGTGGTTCAACGTACGCGCTACGGTTCTTGGGCTTCTTCTTTGATTTTGTTTGCATAGATTGTCTCCGTTTTGTCACTGATAATTATTGGGCACCAATCAGTGTCTTTGTTGATGTGCTCTGCCAGTTCACGCGCCTGTTGCTCACTGCCTGCTATAAGAACATCTTCGCAGTACTGCAAAGCTAGTGTGTAGTCAGATTGTTTGGTTATTAGCACGCAGTACGCCGGGGTGAACGAGAGAAAGTGAAGCATCTCCGACACATCTGCGTTGCGGTCGATGACGTAATATGTGGGAATGCTAGGCTCATGCATTGACATAGGCTATCGCCTTCTGTAGCAACTGTGGATTGTCATTGAAGTGGCTGATACCTAAGTTGCACTTGCAATGGATGACTCCACGGTACTCACCTGTAAGATGGTTGTGGTCAATAGACTTCTTCAGCAACTGCTCTGTGCCAAACGGTTCTCCGCATAGGTCACAAACTACTTTGCTGTCGAATAGTTTCTTAGCTGCACCTGCCACCCAACCGAAGAGTTTGTCCCACTTAGAGAGACGTGCCTTTGCGCTATAGTTTGCAAAGTAGACTTTGTGCTCACCTCTGTGGTCTTCCCTGTACTGCTCTTGGTAAGCCAGAATTCGTTTTTTGTTAGCCTCGTAGTACGCCTTACGTTCTTCTTTGTGCCGTGAATAGTATGATTCCATAGTGTCCTTCCCTAAAAAGAATTGAGGGGTGCGTTTAGGGCACACCCCTCTCCGACAGTTCATGACTTCTGTTGGATTTGAAACAGGACTACAACTTCACCCAATTGAGCTTTCAGAAATTATTAGTCTGAATTTGTCCCATGGTCCGGGTGCGCACACGACCCCGAAGAAGAAATTGTAGGCTGCGGCGGCAGCGATGAGGCCCGCAGGGTCAAGACTGTTCGAGCCCATTGGGAAATTTTGAACTTTTACCGAAAAGTTCTTCTGATTCAGGTTCGTTGCTCCCAAGCTGGAAACAATAATCGCTTGGTGTCCAATCACGTAGGTGTTGTAGCCCAGGTGGGCAGACGACAGGTAGTTGCCTTCCACGGGAACTGCGTTGTCCTCGTAGAACTCGCAACCTCCCACGTTACCGATTCTGCTGCCCTTGATGCCAGCCAGAGCCGGGTTCGCGGTAGCCAGCGATTCACTGTACTTTTGCAAGTCAGTGAAGCCAGCAGCCGTAGAGTCATTGACCAAGTCGAACGCGGTCAGTGAACTCGTGATGCCGAAGAACAAACCGTTCGCCTTGGGGTGAACGTTCTTCGAACGCAAAGACCACACTGCGTTACGCGCCACGGACGCCACGAAGTAAGAACCAACGGGAACGTCGATGATGTCAACAGTCGCATTGACAGCAGCCTGAACATCAACAGCCGTAGCAATGACAGTTTCCACAGTCAGTGCACCACGGTACGCCAACAGAGCCGCGCCCTCGGCAATCGTATTCGAAATCGCCGTGAGAACAACCTTGTTAGAGAAGCTGACGTAATCCACATAATTTCCCAAATTAATGGTTGCGATGTTCTGCGTCAGTGCCTCGCCTGCGCCCGGAGTACCTTCAGTTGCGGTAGCCGTGATGGCTGTGGTCTGCATAACTCCGTTGTTCACGGGGTATACAACAGCCGCCGTGTAGTCGAAGATTTGCATGGCAACGCCGGACATATCCAAATTTGTTACTACTCGTCTAATTGACGAGCGGAAGAACCGCTTCGGATTCTTCTCTCATGCTTTCACATGAGTTCAGACTGTCGCATCCTTTTTCAAGGTTTCCTCGCTCAGTCGTTGTAGGTCCAGTAGCAAAAGTTGAGAGGTATTGTACAGCGGAGAGTAGTGTAACTGTGGAGTCTTTAGAATGGCCCAACACCAAATTGCAGTGTTGGCAAATAAGACCACGGACACAAGTTCCACAACTTCGATGTGCAGGGCAGCAGGCATGGTCGTGGTCAACAGTTAATCGACCTTTAGGACCTTCTGTTGGGGGTTGTTTGCAAATTGCACAAACACCACCCTGTAAACGCAACTGCTCTTTGTACCACTCTAGTGTTTTGCTGTAAGCTAGAAGGTAGCCAGATAATTTGATGCCATCATAGGTGCCTTCTGCTTTTTTCTTAGCTATCCATTCGATACCCTGCATACGGCGGGTTTCACGACGCAAGGGTTCTGCGGCGTATCGTGCTCGT